GATGAGTGCCGTCAAACAAAACGGAGACATTTCGGCTTATCATGTGTTAAGTACTGAAGAATTTGCCAATCGACATTTGTTTAACGAGCACGTTCAGAATCATCCTGAATTACAATGGCTCATGCTCTGTGTTAGCAGTCCTAAGATGGGACGACAATTTCATGAATGGATTCCTCATCTATCTGAACGTATTAGTAAATATCGTGAGCCAGCAACGATCAAGCAAGTTCAGGATTACTTTGGCAAGGTTTATGTTGGCAGCAAAGCCTCTGACATTAAAGAGTTTAGCAAGATTTATCTTGATGAGCAACACAAGAAGTGTCGTCTTGCCAAAATGAATGACCTATTAAAATATGAGGATCTTGAAGTTCTAAACTTATTAACAACTCAGGAAGAGATAGCAGAATATGAAAGAGAACTTGGCAGAGACTAATGATTTGACTTGTCAATGGTGTAACAAGACATTTATTAGGCCCAGTTCGTTTCAGACTCATATGTGTGAGAAAAAGAAACGATGGACCAGTCAAAATATGCCTGGAAACAGAATCGGTTTCAATTCATGGGTTAAGTTTTACAACACTGTTCATATAGGATCAAATAGATCGCTTTCCTATATTGATTTTATCAAGAGTCCCTACTATCGTGGGTTTGTTCGATTTGGAGAATACTGTTCTTCCTCTCGTGTGATTAGTATTGTTTCCTATATCGACTATCTACTAAAAAACTCAGTACCACTTGATAAGTGGGCCAGTGATACAGTATATACTAAGTTCTTGATACAGTTCGTGAAACATGAAGATCTATATGATGCTATTTATAGAACAGCAGAAGCCCTAATCGATCTATCAAAGGTCGAGAACATTCGTTTAGAGGATGTATTTCTCTATGGACCAAGAGGCAAGATATGTCATATGATTACTCAGGGTCAGATTAGTCCTTGGGTTCTCTATGCCAGCCCACGAGCACAGGAATGGTTGGCCAAACTCAGTGAATCTGAAGTTTCGTTTATCAATGAGTATATTGACCCTGTTTATTGGAATATCAAGATACGTCGTGATCCCGATATGTATCAGTCTGCTGTTATGCTACTTGAACGTTGTGGAATTTGACAAATGTTTAAGAGTGACGTTGATATAGACGTAGGTGATCGAGAGCAGATATTGAAATTGATCGCTCATATTCCTGCCATACAACAAGATAACGTTCGTTCAAGAAAGCATAATACTGGCATTTATGTTACTGACTGTCCCCGAGACTGCTTAACGAACATGGCCAGTATTGATTATCAACAAGCAGAGCAGCGTGGTTATTTCAAATTAGATATATTAAATGTTAAACTCTACGCTCATATTAAAACAGAAGCGGAGTTGATTGATCTAATGAAAGAGCCTGATTGGAGTAATCTTGAAGATCGAGAGTTTGTGAGTAAACTGATTCATCTTGGTCGTCATTATGATACTATTCGACAGATGCCTGAGCCTATTACAAGCATTGCTAGATTGAGTATGATGCTCAGTGTTATTAGACCAGCTAAGCGACATCTAATAGGACTATCATGGGCTGAAATTGCTAGAACTATCTGGGATCGTCCCAATGATGACAGTTATCATTTTAAGAGAAGTCACGCCATTGCTTATAGTCACTTAGTGATTGTTAATATGAATATGTTAGCTAGAGGGTACGACGAACTAGAGTAATACTTCGTCGCTTAATTCGTTTTTTGTTTATATCGTCTAGACTAACAACAGGTCCATGAAGTACGACTAGTCCACGATTATTAAATGTTTTAAGATAGGGCTTAAATGGTGCCCATTCTGTCTTTAGAAATATGTTTATGGGTATCATTCTATTACTTTCCCACCACCAAGTATCGCCCAAATTCAAGAAGGCTTGTTTCAGTGATTGCTCAGGAATGCTACCATAGTCATAGAATGTTGTAAAGGAATCATCTTTATTCTGAACGATGCCAATATATTCTTGTCCTCCATAGCTACATACTGTGATAAATGGATGATTCTCGGTGAGTTTCTTAAAAAAGTCAGTAGTCATAAATAGTATAAAGGACAAAGTATTGTGCCCGCTCAAAGTCAAGTTTATTTAGTCACTGACCGAAATCAGATTGTTTTATTATATCTAAATTCTACTGACAGTAGTAACAGGAGATATCAAGCCGTGTATAGCAAACCAATTACCATTCATCGTGGTATTACCAACGAGATCGAATTTCATTTTATCAATCAGAATCAAAAGAATGTCAACTTATTCAATCAAAATCTGATGTGGAGATTAATGAATGATCGGGGCGATATACTACTTGCTAGCAAGCTACTAGAGCCAGTATATCCAGCAACAGGGCTTATGAAATTGATACTCACTCCGTCCGAAACTGAATATTTAGATGCTCAGCGAGGCTACTATAGCATTAGTTGGCAGCAGGATTCAGGTGAGAAAGCAGGGTACACCTTGGATAATGGACAGGCTCGTGGCGTGGCAGAGATTGTTGATAGCATTTATCCTCGAACAATCAGCGCTCAGGATGTAAAATTGCCAACAAGACCAGCAGTGCCTGTAAAGTTTAAGAGTTCTATTATTGAGTCAACTGGTTCCCCGATAACCACTTTTCAGATTTGGGCCAGCAACTATACAGGAACGATTACTGTTATCTCTAGCGATGTGCCAAGCTTTTCCAGACCAGTTCCAGTTAAAGATAAGAACTATCAATTAACTGATTTTAGTGGATCCATGGCAATAGTAGTTGATGGTCACTATAACTATCTGAGACTAGACTTTGACAATCAGGGCACTCATTCAAATTCGGCTAATATAGGTGACATTACCGAGATTTTGGTAAAGTAATAGATTGACTTTACACTACGAAATGTGATATCATATCTATCTATGATAGATATAATCTCGCTCATTCCAGGCAGAAAACGTAAAACCTCTACTGGTTGGTATTCTTTTAATGCCATATGCTGTCATCATCGTGGTCATAAGCCTGACAAACGTAATCGTGGCGGAGTTATATTTCAGAATGAAACCGATTGGACCTATCATTGTTTTAACTGCCAATTTAAGTGCTCAGTATCTATAGGAAATCAATTTGGATCTCGGGTCAAGCAATTACTATCATGGTGTGGAGTCAGTGATCAAGACATCGATAAGATGAGTTTTGAGAGTTGGAAACATCGCGATATTCTTAAAGACTTAATGACTCAGCGTCGGTCCGCAATCACGGTTTCTTTTAAGACGGTTGATCTTCCTGAATCATGTGAGCCATTTGACTTTACTAATCCCAATCATAAACGAGATAAAGAATATTTGGAACGACGTGGAATAGACTATCATAGTAATAAGTTTTATGTATTCACGAAAGATTATACAAATCGCCCAGGTATTATCATACCCTATTACTATCGTCAAGAAATAGTTGGTTATACTATTAGACATTACGATGATAGAACACCTAAGTATATTTCCAATCAGCAACGAGGATTTGTGTTTAATCTTGATCGACAACATCCAGAAAATCAGATTTTGATTCTTGTAGAAGGTCAGATTGATGCCATGAGTATTAATGGATGTGCTTATCTTGGTAGCACAATCAATGATGAACAAGCAAGATTAATCTCGTCTTTAAATAAAGAAGTGATTGTTGTCCCTGATCATGATAGAGCGGGACTAGAAATTGGTACTAGAGCTTTAGAATTAGGATACAAAATAAGTATTCCTGATTGGGCTGATGATGTAAAAGATGTCAATGACGCTGTATTAAAATATGGACGATTACCAACTCTATTAAGTATTTTACAAAATAGAACAACGAATGAAATAAAGTTAAGAATGGCCCGAGGAAAATTTAAATGAGTTCAGCAAGTATTGAAATGCAAACAGCATTAGTTAGAATGATGATCACTGATCCTCATCTTTATCCTAGAGTTAGTAACATCTTAGATGCCAAAAACTTTCACAAGAACTTACAGCCAGTGGTCACAATGATTAAAGATCATGCTGAAAAGTATAATGTTATGCCGGATAGTGTTCAGATTTTGGCGACAACTGGTCAGACTATTGATCCTATCGAGGGTCTACGAGAGTCAGATTCTATATGGTTCTTGGATGAGTTTGAGCGTTTTACTAAAAGACAGGAGCTTGAAAGAGCGATTCTTAAAGCTGCCGACTTATTAGAAAAAGGAAACTATGACCCAGTTGAAAAGCTAATCAAGGATGCAGTTCAGATTAGTTTACAAAAAGACTTGGGCACTGAATACTTTGCTAATCCTCGTGCTCGACTAGAAGCTATCAAGAATAGTAACGGACAGATTAGCACTGGTTGGCCGTCAGTTGATAATAAGTTATATGGTGGGTTTAATCGTGGAGAGTTACAGATTTTTGCTGGTGGATCAGGATCAGGAAAGTCGCTATTCATGCAAAATCTATCTGTAAATTGGGCTCAGGCTAATCTAAATGGCGTATATATTACCTTAGAACTCAGTGAGGAACTTTGTAGTTGGCGTATAGACAGTATGATGTCGGGAGTATCCATGAAAAATACTTTTAAGGATCTTGATGATGTAGATCTAAAGGTAAGAATGATCGGCAAACGAAGTGGAGCATTTTGGGTCAAGTATTTGCCTGCTCAGAGTACTGTTAATGATATTCGTGCCTATATCAAAAATCTCCAGATAGAATCAGGAAAGAAGATTGACTTTTTGTGTATTGACTATCTTGACTTGTTAATGCCTGTGAGTGCCAAAGTAAGTCCAAGCGATCTCTTTATCAAAGACAAGTATGTTAGTGAAGAGATCAGAAATCTTGCTAAAGAACTCAAAGTTCTTTTAGTCACTGCTAGTCAGTTAAATCGTAACGCCGTTGAAGAAGTTGAGTTTGATCACAGTCATATCTCTGGTGGTATCAGTAAAATCAATACTGCTGATAACGTATTTGGTATATTTACTAGTCGTGCTATGAGAGAGCGTGGTCAGTATCAGATTCAGTTTTTGAAAACTCGTAATAGCAGCGGAGTTGGTCAAAAGATTGATCTGAGTTTTGATCGTGAAACTTTAAGAATCTTTGATAATGGCGATGATCACGATAATAACTCTGCCGCTGAAACTTCTGGTAGTTCAATTCTAGACAAGATTAGAACAAAGAGCACAGTTACAACACCATCAATTGAAATACGATCAACTGAAAGATCTGAGCAAACACCTAAAATTGCTGCTAATATTCAAAGTAATGCTCTTAAATCAATGATTGCCAGCATAAAGAAGCAATAGCAGATAAATACTATATCATGGAACGAAAAACTAGAAGTTTATTAGAAGAACTTGAGGCTCTTGGCGACAAGAGAGATCTCAAGCATGTTTTAGAAAATCGCGCTAATAATGTGATTTCTAGTGCTATCAATCTTATTGAACTTATCAATAAGAATTTTGATAGTGAACGAGCGGCCGTTCTTGAGCGTAAGCTTCTTATGGCAATCAAGCACAAAGATAATACAAGATTTAATAAAAGTCTGAAACGGAATAACGATGAAATCTAAAGAAATTATCAAGGAATATGCTCCAACAATGGACACTCCTGATTTTAAGGGTGCCACTACTCGTTGGTTGGCTAATAAGATGGCTGGAGTTCCCGCCGATACCGAAACTATCACTTCTGAATTCAATCAGATTATTCAAGCAAATGATCAGCAACATAGTTCTTTTGTCAAACAATACGATCCTCGTCATCTAGAAAGATTTGCCACGAATATGCTTAAGCATATTAGATCAAATCCTCAGCTATTTCAAAAGATTATATCTGCTGCTTCTAAATAGTAGAATAGATTTTTTGGAAGGAATGATAAATAAGTATAGAGCTTTAAGCTCACAACTTAAGGAGATTTAAAATGGCAGGTTTTACAAGAAGCAATGGTGATTTACGACCAGTAGCAGTAATGGACGCAGGCGTTACATCAGGTGGCGCAGGTTTTAACAATGGTGCAGACACAGTGGTTGATGGTGCTACTGTTCAGCCACAGGGCCCAGCACTAGCATTTTTCACATATAGCGCTCCAGGCGAACTAAACGCTGCTGGCGCAGTTAAGGCAATGCAAACAATCGCTCAGCTCGCTACAGTTCATATCTATAAAGTAGATATCACAAATGCAGCTATGGCAGTTGCTATCTACCCAGTAGGAGCATGGACAACAGCAACACTCAAGACAGCTCTTGATGCTGCTACAGGCTATACATCAGCATCAACAAGTGTTGACGCCGAAGCAATGTTCTAAACTTAAAGTTTAGTTCTTGATGTAAGCATGGCCCTAGATTTATTCTAGGGCTTTTTCTTTTCTAGTAAATACTCTTACTATGAGAATACGATGTATAACGCTATGGGATATTACACGAACAAATATAAATGCTCGTCGTCATCACATCGTTGATGACTCTGATCTCATGAAAAAAGCACGACAACATTCAAACTATGAAACGATTATTCAGTGTATAGGTATAAGAGCACAACCTGAAAACATTACTGAGCCTGTTCAAATTCAATTATCTAATCATACAGCATGGTCTTTTAATTTCACCGTTGATCGTGGTGATGTCTATAGCAATGGATCTAATCAATTGTCAGCGTTATTAGAGGATTGTAATAATGTACCCATGATTTCGGGACTCGACGAAACTGCCACGCTGTCAAATGTATTGGACAGTGGTTCAGAGGGCAATATTTTCTTTGAGATAGTTGATGAATAAGCAAGAAAAAATAGAACAGTTTGTGCTAAAGCGACTAGATGAGATTGCTAGAACTCTTATTATCGAATACGATACCAATAGATATAGATTGTTTGATAGATACACTATTGTCAAAAATTCAGATAACACTGCCAGAGTTTATTACAATAACGATAAAGAGATACTATTCAGAGATCTCAAGATAGCAGTTAGTTGGGTGATCTTTCACAATAAGACAAAGATGCAAGAAGCAGAGCGTATTGCTCAGATTGATTCATTCTTAGTCAGCATTCAGTTCATGAAGAATTTGTATAAACGTAGAAAACGTTCTAAGAAGTTAGAAGATTATCTGCTATTTGACACCAAGCTTCAGAGAGTGTCCGATCAAGAAACTAAGTTTCTACTTGAAATGACTAAATACATAAACATGGCATATACAAGCCAAATCAGAGGATTTGAAAATGAAACTAAACGATCTCAGAGAAAGTAAAGTAAAAAAGACAGCAACTCGTGCTTTAAAAGAGAATTTCAATTACGATCTTAAATTAGATCGTTTAAATTTTGGCACCACTCGTCAAATGCTATCACAAGTTCGTGGTTTGCTAAAAGAGTATCGTCAATCAAGCAATACATTTCATTCTAGTCATCGTAGTCCTGGCTATCTCAAGTTAGTTATGATGGAACAGGCTCTAAGCGATCATTATCGTGATCTATATGTAGAGCGACAGGTTGTTCTAGAAAATGAAGAGGTAGAGAAGTCACAGGTTATTCTTGCTGCTCAAGATATGGTTGACACCGTACAAAAGATGATTGAGCAGGTTAGTAAAATGAATGCCGAAGAACTTCCAGCAGTTGTTACTGGTGTTGAGAATGAGATCGGTGCTAATGAAGGTGAGCAGTTTATGAGTTCATCAAGTGCTGCTCTTACTGAGCTATTAGCGAATTTAGCTAAAGCCAAGGGTGCTTTATCACAGGCATTAGGTATTGTTACTGGTCAAGGCGCGGTAGCATCAGCAGATATGGGAGCAGAAGCTCCTGAAGCAGACATGGGAGCAGAAGCCCCTGAAACAGACATGGGCATAGAATCTCCTCCAGAACCAGAAATGGGAGCAGAAGAACCTGAAGAAGAACCCGAAGAAATGGGTGGAGCAGGAAGAGAGTTACGATAATGTTTCTAAGAGAGTTCACTGATAATTCTTTGGCAGTACGACTAAGCAGTGTAGTCAGACAACTCAAAGCTCGTCGTGATGACACTGCTGCCAAAGAGCCAATGAGTGTTAGAAGTTTCATTAATCATCTTAGAGATAACGATCTTTATGTTACGAAAGAAGATCTGATTGACATGATTAAAAACCCTCCTCTAAAGAATATCATTCATAACATTAAAGGTGACACGGTTCTATTCAAGGGCGATTCAAGCACTGATGCTGATCAGCCCTCTGATGATAATGAGGATACGCTTGACACAATGAGTCGTCGTGCTGCTGGATTATGATTACGCTGACTGAGCAAGCAGCATTAAAGATAACTGAGTTACTTCACAAACGAGGACGAGGTCTAGGCATAAACGTAGGTGTCAAGACTACAGGCTGTAGTGGTCTTGCTTATGTTTTAGAATTCATGGATCGTTTTGATGCTGGTTATCGTATTCATGAGAGCAATGGTATTAAAGTATTTTGTGATATGAAGAACGAATGCTATCTTCAAGGTTTAGTTATTGATTGGGAACGTCAAGAAATCAACGAAGGATTCAAGTTTGTAAATCCCAACGAACGTGATCGTTGTGGGTGTGGGAAATCTTTTACGATCTAGTTATCCAAATTATTTGATTTTTCATAATATTCTGTATATAATACAGTTATGTACATTCCTAAATTCAACTATCAACCTATATCAAGACAAACTGTAGAGGGTCGTCGTCTTTATGCCACCCCTGACGGTAGAAAGATCCCATCAGTCACCACTATTTTAGACAAGACCAAGCCACATGAAAAGATTAAGGCGTTAAACGAATGGAGAAAGCGAGTAGGTTACGAACGAGCACAGCAGATAACCACTGAAAGTGCTAATCGTGGAACAGGCATGCACTCTTATCTTGAGCGTTGTATTCGTGATGGTCAAATGCCCGATCTACCAGGGAATAAATTTAATCATAACAGTTGGCATATGGCTCAGACGATTAAAAATCAAGGGTTGATTAACTGTCAAGAGTTTTGGGGTATAGAAGTACCGCTATACTATCCTGAAATCTA